AACAGGTATTTCATATTCAAATATTTTTACTTTATCACCTGACCTATAATAAATTTTGGCTATTGGTGCATATACCGTTGTATTTTCATCAACAAGTTGTAAGTAATCTTTGTCTGATGAGAATATTGTCTTCTTCTCATTTGGAGCAATTAAACAATATTGAGCAACCAAATCATCGGCTTCACATTGTTCAAATTCAACTTGTCTAACAAACATTTCTTCAAGGTATTCCTTAACTCTATGTTTTTGTTTGTTAAATGATTCTTCTTTTAACTCGTTTTCGGGAGCCTTTCGGTTAAGTTTGTATTTTGGGTAGATTAACCTTCTTTGTGAAGTACTTGTTTCACCATCCCAAAATACAACAACCTTGTTGAAGTTTTCTTCGTCTATAAACCTTCGTAATGTGTTTAGGAAGTGCCAAAGACCTCCAATGTGTTCACCTTTGTTAAAGTAATCTTTAACACCGTGAAATCCAATTTTTAATAGGTTGTTTCCGTCAACCAATAACGTCTTTGTCATTTCTGTATTATTACAGGGTTCTTACTCAACTTCTTCTTTTTCTGCTTTCAAATCAAAGTCACCATCAACTCCGATTATTTCTTTCCAATACTCAGCATATTCTTTTTTGTATTGTTCAATTGAAGCTTTCTCTTCTGATGATTCTTTTCCTGGTAAAAATCCGTGTGGTGTTACAATGATTTTACCATCTTCAAATCCAAGTCCATTGATGTGGTTTTTCATAACCGATACCTTTGTTCTTGATGCAAACTTAACTGTTCGTTTGTCTTTTGTTGCTGTGATTTTAGTTGTTCCTGCACCTTTTTGGTTTCCAAATAAGAATACCAACGACGAGTTCAACCAAATTGCTTCACCACCTTTTGCTTTAATTTTTGGTTGCCCAAAAGGATTGTCAGGTAATTCTACCCAAGGTTGGTTAACGATGATTAGTGTGTTCTCATATTTAGAATCGGATTTACGTGAACCTGAAATACGTTGATTGATTCCCATACCAATTTTGTCGGCCAAAACACTTGCGTTGTGTTGTTTACCCCCTTTACCTTCATATGTCATTTTACAAGGAACGGAACCTACAGAATCCCACATGATACATAGTGAATAATCTAAATCACCCTTTTCTTGAGCATCTAACAATTCGTTAATGTAATCTGTGATTTGTTCAATGTAGTCAAAGTTATTATTAAAGATGTAAAAACCATCCCACTCTAACTCTCCCGTTTCCGTGTCAACGACTTCATTACATTCAAACCCCATTAGTTTAGCATGATCAAAACTCCATTTTTGTTCTGTAATAATGAACACAGGAAGTATTCCTTTCTTTTGCGCATCTACCGCAGTTTTAACTAAGGCAGTTGTCTTACCAGTATCAGAATGTCCCAAGAACATATTAATATGTCCCATCGCCGGACCTGGTAATCCAACTGCGTCTAAAAATGGTGCACCAAGATCAAAAAATCTTTGTGGTTTATATTTTGCTGACGTAGAAAATTTCTTTTTTAATGACCCAAAGTCATTCTTTTTAATTGCCATATATTTGTTTGTTTTTTAAAAATTAAAAAAAGGTAGTGACTTTGTCAATCACTACCTATCTTTTATAGGATTTTATTAGAATGGTAAATCCTCGTCAGCTTCAGCGTTTGCCTGCGGATCAACAATTGTAGTTTCTACTTTTGTTTCGGTTCCACCACCAAGAGAAATCTCAGCCTCTTCACCATAAACAAATTTTTTAAGTTCAGAACTCCACATTGGTGTTTCTCCTACCGCTACTGCTTCCAAATATTCTACAGGTTTTTTAGCGTAAACATCATTCCAAGTAAGTTCGTCTTCCAACCAACCTTCCATAATTCCTTTGTCTTCATGTAATGGTGCTGGGTCATCATACATAATAGTTTGAACTACTGTGTATTCTTTTCCTTGTGGTGTTTTTGCTTTGATTAGTTCAATAATTAAATCACGTCCTTTTTCAGAATCTGTAAGGTCACCCTTTGCCTTCCAAATAGGTAGGATTTTATCCAATACACCTTCTTGTTTGTAGTTATGTTTGAATCTCCAAAACTTAACTCCGTCTTGTTCATTATCGCGGTCAACCACTTTTACGATGTAGAATAAACGTGAACGGTATTGAGAAGCCAAATCTTTATCTTCTTTTTTCCCTGTAGACATAAGTTCATTATAAACTTCTGTAAGTGGGGAACGCTCGTTGTCATTTTTTTCAGGGTCATACAACTTAACCCAGTCTCCATTAATTTGCATTTCATGGTACCAAACTTCTACAAATGGTGATGAACCGTCTTTTGTTGGTAGGATACGAACTCTACGTTGTCCCGATTTTTCATTCTTTTGAAGAATTGCTGAAAAGTATCTTTTCAATCTGTCTTCTTGTGAAATTTTTTGTTTTTGTGAACTCGGTGCCGAGTTTTTTTCGTACTGTGCAAGTACTGCGTCAATTGAATTTGTCATAGATTTTGTTTTTAATTTATACTCTTTTATCTATAACAATTATAAGTGATTTTTGTAAAATGTCAAATATTAGGAAACAAAAAAGGGAAGTGTTAACCTCCCTCATTTGTTTTAGTATCTCATCCCTTCTTCATTTTCAATCCCGTAAGTATTGAATGTTTTTTTAACTTCGTTTGGTGAGAAATTCTCAACCTCATCAGATGTTAAAACGTATTCATTTTTGCCCGTTTCTTCCATTTCTCCTTTTTTGTCATCAAAAAAATCTGTTAATTTTTGATTATAGGGGTAGGAGTCTAAAGACCTTAACATTAATTTTTCTTCAGGTGTTTTTTCTCTATATTTGTCAAATTTATTTTCTAATGAATTAATCTTATTCATTATGTTATCCATTTGTTGTAATTTACCCTCCAATTCATCTAATTTAGAAAATATTCCATCCATAAATTCGTCTTGTTTTGTTTGGATTTCTTTTTGTGTGGTAACTAAATCTGTGATATCAATTTCTTCAGTGTCCTCACCTCCCATTTCACCTTCTTCTTCTCCACCGACTTCTTCAACGTCGGGGTCATTTTGTACATCAACAGGTGTTGGTTCAGCAATTTCTTCGGGAGCCCCTCCGGCAGCATCGGCAGGTGGTGCCATTTCCCCTCCAGCAGCATCGGCAGGTGGTGGAGGTGGTGTGCCCAATCCGGCCTCGTCTCCAGTAGGTGGTGGAGGTGGTACATCCCCCCCTAATTCTTGTTCCTTTATAATATATCTATTGATTTCATTAAACCTTCTTAATTCTTCAAGTATTTTTTTTTCCACGTTCATTTTTAAAATATATTTTTACCCGTTAAGTAGTGTTTTAACACCTGTAGGTGTTTCAACTTTTAATGTTCTGTTTGTTTTAACAGTATTATCATATCTTTCAATAAGACCATCTTTCATTCTTATAGTATAACAATCTCCCGTATCTAAATCACAAACTTCTTTATAACCGTTGTCAACTTGTTTTTCTGTGATTCTTGTATCTTTTTTCAAGTAATCATCTAATAGTTTTTTAGTACTCATAACTTTTTTATTTATATATAAATATATCGTTATTCAATAAAATTATTGAAAATATGTAAATGCTATTTTACATGCGTTTATGTAACTATCATATGTCGCACTTAAAATGTTATTATTTTGAACATTTGTTAAAACAAAATCTTTTGCTTGTTGTGCTGTGTATGGTGGTATTGGGGGATTTGCGGATGAATCACCATAGGCTACAGTGGTATCCCATGTTGTTATTAAAACTTGGGCTATTGCTTTTTCGTATTTTTCTTGGTCGGTGTTCCCATCATTAAGATTTTTAAGTTCATTTATAAAATTAATAAAAGTAACATATATGTTTAAAACGGGTATCACTGCATCCGTAACACTATTAAACGCAAATAAAGGTACGTTGTAATCAGTGACCGTCGCACAAACCAAAGAAGTAAAACCGACATAATCAGGATACTCATTATAGGCCGCAACTTCAAAAATATTATTATTAACTGTTTGAAATATTTCCCCTTCAAAACCGTTTGATGTTCTTGTTAATGCCAAGGTAAATAATGTAATGGCAATATTCACATCAAGGGATGGTATACCCTTTATGGTATCCGCAAATTCTGAATATGTTACAGGGGTTCTTACTAAACCAACAAACGGTAATGTTTGATATTTTACGTTGGTGAGTCCCAAACACACGTCTTCTGGTGCCTGTGTTGTTCCGTTATTAGCTCCTGGATCTAAACTTGTATTAACATCGGTTACTGTGGTTGCGGGGTTTTTTGTTGCCAATATATCTTGTTTATATTTTTCTAAATAATTTATTTTAACATATGATGCTAATTTATCCGGCATCGCCAATGCGTATTTTGGCATTCTTGTACCTTCAATTGTTGTTTCAAAGTTATCGGCAGTTATACTATGCTTTACTTTATCAATTAAGTATGGTCCATAAAATAATGGTACGTGTCTTAAATTAAAATACATCATTGGTTGTAACATAACATTACCTAAGGACGTTACGGAACAACTATACGACATTGACTGATATAAAGAATACATTGATGTTGTTTGTTGAGCAACTTGATTTCCATTTACCCCATTAGCCATTTGGTCTCTAGTGACAAAGGTTGCTGCCGTTACTTTTTTATCATCCATACCAACAGAAACACTTTTAAACATATTTTGATTTCTAATACCAAAATCAACGTTGAACGCAACTAATTTATTTGACAATGAAAAATTATATGGTGAAGCTGTTGATACCCTAACAGGATTTGTTGATGGGTTTCTTAAATCATAACTATCATCCCCGTACAAGACAAAGGCATTATCTTTTTGTTGTGGGTGTTCAGATGGTTTACCAACATATATAATTAAAAATTTTGGTTTTGAGTCTAAGTAATTAACTTCAGTATATGTCCCAAACAATGAGTTTGGTATGTCTAAATTTTTAGGTTCTCCTCCTTTAAGTGGTGAATTATTACCATAAAAATTAATATATGCCGGCATTGCAAAAAATAACGTGTCTCCACATATTCTCATAACTTCTCCAACTAAATCTAAAATAGATATGTTGTTTTGAAGTTTTAATGAGTTTGCTACTTCCATTACGTCCACTTGTAATATATCCCCAATATCACTATTAGATGAGTCTTGAAATAAGAAGTCCTCAAATAATGTTTTTGTTGTTAAATCACTACCAGCAATCCATCTATCATTAAATGCTTGGAATGTATTATATGTTGATAATTTTGTAATATTACCTTCTATTTTTGATTTAGTTGGATCAACTG